ATACAAGAGTTTATAGTGGACATATTCACTTTAGACAAGAACGTGGTAAACTATTAATGGTCGGAGTGCCTTATCAATTAACTAGATCAGATTCTAATAATGCAAAAGGATTTGACCTTGTCGACTTAGAGGACATGTCAGAGACTTTCTTTGAAAACCATATATCACCTAAGTTTTTAAAATATAACATCACACAGCTGTTTGATATTACATTAGGATCGTTTAAATCACAGATAGAAAATAATTTTGTAGATCTTTATGTTCCTAGTCAAATAGCAACATCAAATGCTCTTTCAAAGCTTATTAATAAAATTCAACATATTAGTAGAAAGCTAGAACCTAACATTTACCAAGAAGATAATTATATTGATAAAGATTTTCATGACATAGACGAAATAGAAGAAATGTATAAGAATTACAATATTCTTAATCTTTGTAATATGTATGTTGAAGGTATTGGTGATGATGAGGAAATGAAACAAAAGGTTAAGGCTAAGTTACAACAACTGTATAATTTATGTGCATATAATTACGATACTGATAGATGAGAATAGACTATATTGAATTTAAGAACTTTGCATCTTACGGAAATCAAACACAACGCTTAGAATTTGACCAAGATCAATCCGAGTTGTTTTTAACGTTAGGTAAGAATGGTGATGGTAAAACCACTATTGCTAATGCAATTATTTATGGGTTATATGGAAAGGTAGAAGGTGTAAAGCTTTCTGACCTTCCGAATAGAATTAACAAAGATCTACTTGTTAAAATAGGTATTCAATGCGGTACTATGAAAATCGATATTGAAAGAGGGCTTATGCCAAATAAGTTTTCTGTTATGATTAATGGTATTGAATTTGATAAGGCTGGTAAAAAATCAGTACAAGACTATTTAGAAGAAGAAGTTTTCGGGATACCATACCATGTATTTAAAAATATTATTATTCTGTCAATTAATGATTTTAAATCTTTTTTAACTATGAACAATAGTGACAAAAGACAAATTATTGATAGGATGTTTGGTTTCTCTATTCTTAATGATATGCAAAGGCAGATTAAGGAAGAACGTAAGCAAGTCAAAATGGATATTGATACTTATGAATCTGAACTTAACCAGCTTTTAGAATCTATTAAATCAGTTCGTGGTAAATTAAACACACTCTTAGAAGAATCTAATACTGCTAATAAATCTAAGATCGAAGAATTAAAAGAGGGTTTATTATCACTAAAGGGTAATGTTGAAAAGTTAGATACGGAAAGAAAGAATCATGAAAGTGAGATGAACAAATTTAACTCACAATATAATGATAAACATTCTGATGCTAAAGATATTAAAAGAGAAATAGACTACTTAAAGAAAAAGTTAGCTCTATATGAAAGTGGTCACTGTCCAACGTGTGAGACCAAATTAGATTCAGAATGGCACACAAATCAAAAGTGTGAATTTGAAGAAAATATCAAAACAAACATGGATAGTATTAAATCTCTTAAAGTTGAGATGGATGTTTTATCAGAAAAGGTAACAGATGCAAGAGAATTAAAATTTGATTTAGAGGGAGATATCAGAGAACATAAGATTAATATGGGCCAATTAAAGGCAGAGCTATTAAAACTTAAAAATACACCTGATGATAAAAACTTTGACCATTTAAAAACTTTAATCACGGAGTTTGAAACTAAAGAGGCTACTAAGTCTAATGAGAAGGATAATCTAAATGCTGATTATAATTTTATGGAAATTGTAGAACAAGTATTAGGTGAAGATGGAGTTAAGAATCTTGCAGTTAAAACTATTCTACCAGGACTTAATGCTAATATTGCTGCTATGGCTTCAACCATGCATTTACAATTCCATATTAGATTTGATGAAAAGTTTGACTGTATTATTAATCACTTAGGTGAAGATATTAATCCACTTACTCTTTCTACTGGTGAACGTAAGAAAGCAGATTTTATTATTATCATTGCAATTATTAAAATACTAAAGCTAAGATTTCCACAACTTAATCTTTTATTTTTAGATGAACTCTTGTCTTCTGTAGACCATGATGGTGTTTACAACATACTAAAGATATTAAATCAAGTTATCAAAGAAAACAAGATAAATACATTTGTTATCAACCATACGGTACTACCGCATGAGATTTTTGATAAGAAAATACAAATATTCCGCGAGAATGGTTTCTCTAAATTTAGTATTGAAAATATAGAGTAACATATTCTATGATATATAATAAAAAACAAAGACTTAATAATGAAATTTTTTAATTTTGATCAATTTGTAAATGAAGCTAAAAACGTAAAGTCGGTTGGCCTTTACAACCCAAAGTTAGATAAAGCTGCAGATATTATTGCAAGTTTTATTAATAAAAAAACTAAAGGAGGCTATAGGAAATTTCCATTTATAGTTATTAGTACAGTAGACGGTGAAACAACGGAAGGTGTTGCATTCTATTCAGCCAAAGATGATTCTATGTTTAGAGTTGTTGGGCCTACTGGAAATGCAATTGGAATTGTTGGAGCTTTAGAATATAGTAATGACCACGCAAGTGGAAAGGTAGATTTTAAATTAACATCAGATAATTTTCCAATCATTAAACTTTTACATGAATTTGCATTATTAATTAATGATAGCGCTTATGTAGAAGCTGTTGCAGAATCAATGGATGTTATTGAAGAAAAATCATCACATTCATTTACTACAAAAGAGAAAAAAGAAGTAGAAGTTCTATTGTCTACTGGAATGCCAGCTACTAAAATTGCTGAAAAATTAGGAGTTCCATATAGAGCTCTTGTTAAACTTAAAAGAAATCTAAACTCAATAGAGGGAAAGCCTGCAGTTGAGACTGCTAATGAAGCTACTGTAAACGATAAGGTTAAATTCTTAGAAGAGACTATGGATGATATTTACCAAATATCTAGAAGAGTTGGTGCTGGTGCATTTAACTCTCTATTTATTTCTGGTAGAGCAGGTACTGGTAAAACTTATAATGTGGAGAGAGCCTTAAAAGATGAGGGTCTTATAGAAGAAGATGATTATGTAATAGTATCAGGTGCTGCATCGGTAATAATGATGTATAAAAAGTTTTATCAATATAGAAATGGTACTTTAGTATTTGATGATTGTGATGCAGTATTTAGAGATGAGAATGGTAGAAACTTAATGAAGGCTGCCTTAGATACAAAGGCTGTTAGAAAGATTTCATACCTAAAGAAAACTAAAGCAGTTTATGATCCTAAAGACGTAGACCCAGAAGAAGAGTTTAACTTACAAGAAGCAGGTATCGTACCTAATTCATTTGAATTTTCTGGTCGCGTGATTTTTATTTCAAACTTACCAAAAGATAAAGCAGATCCAGATGGAGCAATTAGATCTAGATCGATACTAATCGATGTTAATCCTGATGATGCAACTCTTATGGAAAGAATGAAAAAACTTTTACCACACTTAGAGCCTACTAATATGCCACTGCATGAAAAAGAAGAAATATTTGATTTTATGGCACAGGCAAAGGATGTCTCAATGAGAACTTTTGTAAAAGCTGCAGGATTTAAAATGGCTGGACTTCCTAACTGGAAAAGAATGGCAGAAAGATACCTATAAAAAATGGCAAGTTATAATCTTAAATTTAATAAAGACGATAGTGTTGTAAGACATATTGTTGTTGGGCTTTTAGCTGATTTAAATTCAAAACTAAGTTTTTGGAGACAAATTAATCAGGATGAAAGGGTGATAGTAGATGTTCCATTTTACTATGCAATAGCTGGAGATGAAAACTTTATGAGAGATAACTTTCTATTTAGTACATTAAATGGCGAAAATTGTGATCCGGAACCGACAAAGGCTGATGGTAATTATGATAGAGTACCAAGAGGTATTGTTAATCTAACAAGCATTGCAATAGATCCATCTAAGTTGGTTAATAAAAGAAACTTAGGACAATATAATATGATTGCAGCTACTGGTGAATTTAAAAGTTATGTTGCAGAATTTGAAATGATACCAGTTAATATTGGCGTTGATATTGAAATCATACTCTCTAGCCAATTAGATATGTTTAAGGTTACCGAGGCTATTATTAAAAAAATGTACAAGGCTAACTTCTATAATGTAGACGCTGGGCATTTAGATGAGGGCACATATAGAATCTCATCTGAGTATATGATGCCAGAAGATTATACACAAGAAAGGCCTGTAGAGTATGGATTTGACGATAAAGGAAACCATAAAGTAACCTTTAGTCTAGAAATAAATTCATTTATTCCTTCATTTGACTTTGAAGAAGACATTTATACTAAATTTATCAGAAGAGACTATAATGATAACGGAGCAGTATGGGCTAATTATAGAGATCCAAATGGATATTTAACATGTACTGATGTTACTGGTAAATATTATGATGAAGATGGAAGTGTTTGGGAATGTACTGATGGCCAATGGGTTAAAACAGCTGAAAATTACGAACCAACTGGAGCAGACTTACCTGGACTATATGATGAAAATGTTAGTTTAATTAGAACTAAAAGAAGAAGGCCGGCAGATAATAGAATATTTACTATGGGTAATTCTAATACTTCAAATCCAGGTGATACTGAGAATGATAAATCGCTACTTGGGGACACATATAAGGTCATCGGTAGAGAGCTTCCATTTAATGAATAAAAAACAAGATATATAAAAAAATAAAAAATCTTAATTAAGATGGCAAAATTAAATAAAAATATAATCTCACCAGTAGCAAAGCACAACCACGGTTTTGTTTTTCATGCAGCTGGCCAAGATTTTAAAATGACTGGAAACGTAGTAGAATCTTTTAATAATTCTTCTAACGAATTTAAAACATTAGTTAATGCTTTAAACCTTTTTACTATTAATGAAAGCGGAATTGAGTTTTACTATGATTTTAATTCTAAATCTAAAGTTAGTAAAATAAATGAGAATGCAACTTCTAACTACGATGTATTATTAGAACTAACTAATAAATTAGAATTCTTAAATGAAGCTAAAGTATTAGAAAGTAAAAAGGGTTCTAATAAAGCAGTAACCGAACTTAAAAAAGAAATTAAATTAGTAGAATCTAATATAGATGAAATTAAAAGAGGGCCATTGGCAATCCATTTCAGATATAGTGCTAATGATAACAAATTCTTTGCTAATACTACAGAGATACTTTCAGAAAATATTACTGAACATGTATTTGCTGCAGGCCAAATTAGATATGAAGATAAACCTCTTTTTGAAACTTTTAATTTTGCAGGTAAAAACTTTGAAAGCTATAAAGTCTTAGAATTTATTACAGAGTCTATTGATAACAATGTAAAAATGTTAACAATGAGAGCAGATAATAATATTTTTGTTTGTAGAATTAACGAGGCTACAAAACTTGTTAAGTTTCAAAAAATGTTAGCAGATGCCGCAATTGAATATGTTGCAGAAGAAACTGGATCCGACATTACATTTATGGTTGAAGATATTCTTGAATCATTTAAAGAGAGAAGAGCTGAAAAGAATGCTAAGATTCAAACAATGTTTGAGATGATTGCATTTTTAAAAGATCAAAAAGGAAGACTAGATGAAGCAGATAGAAATATTCCAGAAATTAAAGCAGCAGATACTTTATTAAATTCTGAAATTACCAGAATTCAAGAAGAAATAACCAACTTACAATCAGAATCTATTCTAAATAGAAGTGATGGTTATGTTACAGCTACTATTAACTCTAAAACTGAAGGACTTAATACAGATACTGAAGTAAAGGTTGATGCATTAGAATATACATCAGCTGCAAAGGATGATATTTTAACAGTTTTTGCTGGAGATGAACCAATGAGAATTGAAAAATTTAAAATCACATTACCCGCTGAAGAACTAGCGTAAGTAGTATTTAAAATAATGGTTTAAAACCCACTTGGAAACAAGTGGGTTTTTTTGCATATAATAGTAAACAAACTAAAGATAACGTGCCTAGAAAGAAGAATTATTTAAATAACAAAGACCTTTATAATGAGATTGTAAAGTCTAAAGAGCTGGATAAACTAACTCCAACTGCAGAAAAGATGTTTATCTTACTTGCAGAACGAACAATAAATAAATTAACTTATGTTAGTGGAGATGATCGTAATGATTGCCTTCAGTTTGCATTATTAGATCTATTAAAATACTGGAGAAATTTTAATCCAAAATACCCAAACGCATTTGCTTATTTTACAGAGATTGCAAAAAGAGGCTATGCTAAGGGATGGAATAAGATACACCCAGTAAAATATAAAAACACAATGTCTATTGATAGAGTTAATACCTCTGGATCAGATAGCGATGGTGGAATGTTTAACATTTAAATGTCAATAAAAAATCTACAGCCTAACGGTAACTCTGGATTTATACAAGGCTATTATACACCAAAATATCCGGAAAAATATATTGGACCTACACCAATCATATTTAGATCCTCGTGGGAGCGCAAGTTTATGATAATGTGTGATAATAAAGATAATGTAGTAAAATGGTCCAGCGAGCCTGTAGAGATTAAATATATATGGTCATTCGATAAAAGAGAACATAAATACTATCCCGATTTTTATATGAAAACAAAAACTGAAGATGGTTTTGAAGAATTTTTAGTAGAAATAAAACCAGAGGCACAGATTAAAAAACCAAGCCCTCCTACTAAAAAATCACAAAAAGCACTTAAGTCTTATAAATTTTTAGCAGAGCAGTTTATAAAAAATCGTGATAAATATGCATATGCCAAAGCATGGGCAGAAAATAGAGGCTGGAGGTTTATAGTTCTTACAGAGAAGACACTAAAATAAATGGGTAAAATTAAAAAAGACATAGAGGAATTAATTAAAGAAAATCGTAGTAAGACGAAGGCTATGCTTAAGTCTAGGCTGTGGTTTGAAAAAGCATCTGTTGCAATGCGCGATAATTCTGTTGCGTTTACAAGAGATCCATTTAAACCTGGAATGATTTATGTTTTTAGATATGATAAACCTAAACATATTGCAACTCTACCATGGTGGGATAAAAACCCAGTAGTATTGGCATTAGATCCAACAGATGCTGGAAATGATTGCGGTATTAATTTAAACCTATTACCAGTTGATGTTAAAGAAGATTTATTAGATTTAATTTATGAAAGAATGAAGGGGTTAATTAAATCAGCTTCATCTGGTAATAAAATGTACAACGCGAGGACACAAGCTCCAATAAACTTAGATTACAAAGGAGCCAAAAAGTTTTTAGATCAATTTGGATTAGGATTTGCTATTAGACAGTATATTCCAAACCTTAAACAAAATCAAAAAGTAGTCTCTTATGAAAACTGGGCTCAAATAGCAATGTGTGACTTTTTAGAGCTAGAAGGCATCACAATTAACGAGCTTAGGCAGCAGTTTAGTAACTACTTAAAGAATAAAGATATATAATTAGAATAGAATAATAAGATATTATGGCAGGATTCACAGAAAATAGAAACGGACCGTTAAGTACTAATAGCAGGCCTTTTAGCATTTCCAATGCTTTAAAGACCCTTTCGTCATTTGGTATGAGATACGATGACCTCGTTTTACGACAGTCACAGGCTATTGGACCAATGGAGGCAGAGATAGGCTATGGCCAAATTAATCCACTTGGTTTAGACAATGATGACATCTATGGCGCATTTGCTGCCATGTCGATGACCGATATTAATCTTAAGAAGAATATTCCGTTTTTTGATAATGAATATGCTAGCAAAAGAGATGATCTTAGAAAGTTTTCACAAAATGATGAGGTTGAAGATATATTAGATATACTTTGTGATGAAACTATTGTGTATGATGAGAAGAACTTCTTCTGTCAGCCAGAAATTTTAGGTCTAGATATATCTGAGCAGGTTGAAAAAGACCTTAACAAATACTTTAGACAAATCTATCACTACTTTGGATTTAACACAGACCAATCAGCTTGGTACTATTATAGAAAATTCTTAGTAGATGGTTATCTTGCATTTGAGATTATTTATTCCCCAGACCAAAAAGAGATTATTGGATTTAAAGAATTAGATCCAACAACAATTATACCAGGTTATAATCATGATGATGGTAAGAAAGTTTGGGTACAATATAAAGACGATCCAGTTCGAGAAAGAAAACTTTATGACTCACAAATAATTTATATCTCTTACTCTTCTATAACAACCGCAAGTAGAGTTAGTTATGTTGAGAGATTAGTAAGAGCATTTAACTTGTTAAGAATTATGGAACATACCAGAGTAATCTGGGCTGTAACAAATGCTTCATTTAGAATGAAGTTTATTATCCCAGTTGGTGGTAAATCTAAAACAAGAGCAAAGCAATCGCTTGCACAATTAATGAATTCATATAAAGAGACTGTTGATTTTGATTGGGAATCAGCTTCACTTTCAACTGATGGTAAGCCAATGCTACAATTTAGTAAAGAATATTGGTTACCAAGTAAAGAGGGAGAATCTCCAGAGATTGAGACTATTGGTGGTGAAGGACCAGAATTAAATGATACTGAAGCACTTAAATACTTCTCAGATAAATTAAAACATGTTTCTAAAATTCCTTACTCAAGATTCTTATATGAAGATGGTGGTGGAGACTTTAACTTAGCAGCAGATGGTATGATTAGAGATGAGATTAAGTTTGGTAAGTTTATCAAACGTTTAAGATCTACATTCCAAGAAATTCTTGTTAAGCCTCTATTTATACAAATGTGTCTTAAATATCCAGAGTTTACTAACGATCCTCAATTTAAAACTCAAGTAGCACTTAGATTTAATGAAGAGAATGTATTTGCTGAAATGAAGAACATGGAAATCATGGGAATGAGATTAGAGTTTATTGGTAATATGAGAGACTCTCTAATGACAACTAACCAAGAGACTATGGAAGAAGAATACTATTTCGATCAAGAGTATTTAGTTAAAAAGTACTTAAAACTTTCTGATGATGAGATTAGAGCTAACGAGGCTGCTAAATCTAAAAAGTCAAAAGAAGAGGCTGAAGAGCCAGAAGAGGAAGACGACGGAATGGGCTTTTAATATTAAATAATTGAAAAAGATATATAAAATATGAAAAATTTAAAAACATTTGAGGACTTTATCTCAACTAGAGTACAAGAAGACGCTTTAAAGGCCGGAGAAGAATCCGATCTTTATATTGATGACGTAAAACTAGATTCTGGTAAGAGTATTAAATCGGCAGAGATTCTAGGAGGTATTTTAGCTAAGTCTACTGAGAAAGAATTCAAGCAATATTTCTACGATGAATATGGCGAAGGCGCATTTGCAGAGGGTGAAATTGACCAACTTGTAAAGATGTATAATGATTATAAAACGGAAGAAGCTGAGAAGGAAAAAGAGGAAGAAGGCGACGCCGAAGGAGAGGGAGAAGAGGACGATCCACTAGCTGGGATATAATACCATGATATTTCGATAATAAATGATGATATATATTAAAAATAAGAAAAACACCAAATATGAAAAATAAGCATAATTTGCTGATTGTTGAGAAGTCAACGTCTGCATTAACGGCGGTGGCTTCTGAAAACAAAGACTATGTTTTAGAAGGTGTTTTTGGTCAAATTGATCAAAAAAACAGAAACAATAGGATCTATACTGAGAGCGAATATGTTCCTCAGATTGAGGCTCTACAAGCTAAAATTCAGTCTTCTAAGCTTTTAGGAGAATTAGACCACCCAACACAATTTGATACATCTTTAAAGAATGTATCTCACATTGTAGAAGAATTATTCTATGATAAAGAATCTAAAGAAGTAAGAGGTAAAATCAGATTATTAGATACAGATGCTGGCCGTCAGGCTAAAGCTCTTGTAGATGCTGGAGTGCCTTTACAAATTTCTTCTAGAGCTGCAGGTGCAGTAGAATCTAATGGTAAGGTTAAAATTAAGCAATTATTTACTTATGATTTAGTTGCAGATCCTGGATTTGAAAACGCAGAGCTAACTAGAGTTAATGAATCATATGGTTATTCTAATGATGATAGTCTTTTTATTTATGAAATGCATAAAGACGTTCCAACTTTAGTTGAAAATATTGAAAATCAAAACACAAACATACAAATAAAAGAAAACAAAAACATGGCAGACTTTGTAAAGGCTGAAGATTTCAATAAGTACTCTGAGTACCTTGCAAATGAAATCAAGTCACTTAAAGAATCAATCGGTGCAAATGGAGAAACAGAAGCATCCGGTTTAAACAACATAAAAGCACATAGCGATCATATTGTTGACAATGTTAATACATTAACAGAATATGTAGAAATGCTTGCAGAAAAATTAGATCAATCTATTCAGTATTCAGAGCATGTTGCTGAAAAAACAGATCAATCTATTCAGTATTCAGAGCATGTTGCTGAAAAATTAGATGAAAGTATTTCTTATACTGAGCATGTATCTGAAGCGGTTTCTAAAGTAAAAGATTTCGCTAACTATTTAGCAGAAGCACATAATGAAGGAGTTGAAACTAAAGAAAACTTAGTTGCTTATGTAGAATACTTAAAAGAAAGCATACAGTCAGTTTCTGAATATACTGAATATATTGCTGAATCTCTTAATGAAGAAGTAATTGAAGAAGAAGACGTTGAAGTTAACGTTGAAGCTGAAGAAGATAAAGAAGAAGATGTAGAAGCAGCTGATAATGTTGAAGGCGAAGAAGTTGCTAAAGAAGCTGGCGAAGATAACGAAGAGGTTACCGAAGAAGAAGATCCTGCAAAGGGCCATGAAGAAGCTGAAGATAAAGAAGAAATCGAAAGTATCGGTGATAATTCAGAAGAAGGCGATGTTGAAGGTGAAGAAAACGGAATCGAAGGTGAAGAAGTTGTAACTAAAGACGAAGAAGAACTAGAAGAAATTGGAAACAATGCACCAGAAGGTGATGTTGAAGACGAAACTGGAGACTCTACTGAAGCTGAAGAACTTGAAGACGAAACAGAAACATCTGATTCTGAAATCGAAGATGAAACTGAAGAAGCTGAAGTTGGTGAAGGTGATGAAGAAGCTGAAGGTGAAGATGGAGCATTAGATCCATTAGAAGCTTATAAAAATGAAATCTCTTCTAAATTAGATGCTTTAGTTGAAACTGCAACTAAAAAAGAGAACGAGAATCCATCATTCTTTAAAGTTGTATCTTCTACAACAAGAGAAAAATACAATGAATTAACTGAATCTGCTAAAACTGATGTTAGAAATACTGTTTCTAAGAGAGGTTTCATGACAGAATCTGAAATAGTAACATTAATGAATAACACACAACTAATTCTAGAAAGTGCAGGTCAACAACCTTTATTCATTAGCGCAATGCCAACAGAATATGCTGAAGCATGGGCAAACTTATCAGAAGCTAAGCAGAATCAAATTGTAGCACAATCTAAATACCATAGTTTAAATACTGAATATCAAGTTGCTAATTTCTGGCAAACTAGAGATTTAAGAGAAGCTCCAGTTCAAATGGAGAAAGTAGCAATGGTTACAGAATCTAAAGAAGCTGAAGCTAAAGATAATACTCTATATGATGTATCAAATTATGCAGATGCATTCAAGAAAAGATTTAACAAATAATTTATAGATATATAATTAACAAATAAAACATCGACGATAAGGGTGACAGAAGCAGAAAGCCCAATAAATGTCGAATATAAACAACAAAAAAAACGATCATTAAAAATGGCAAATTTATTAAACGAAGCTGAGATCAGAAGTACATGGGCACCGATCATTTCGGAAGCTACAGGTATCAATGAATCTAGCAAATTAGCATGGATGTCGACTTACTGTCACAACCATAAACTTTATGAAGACGCGAACATCATGTCTTTATCAAACAACCCTGGTCCAATGAACTTGGCTGGTATGGGTGCTGTATCATTCCCTAGCGCAATCTCTAACGGAGCTGGTGTAAACGGTAACGGTGCAGGTGGTAACGGTTCTGGAGACAAAGCTCCAACACTTTTACCTTTAGCAATGCAAGTTGCTGCTCAAACTATCGGTTTAGACTTAGTACCAGTAATTCCAATGGCTGGACCAATGGGATTATTATCTTACCTAGATTTCGTATACGAAGGTGGAACTCTTACATTAGGTGGAACAGCTCCAACTTATGTTAAGGCTACAGGTGCTTTAGCAGATATTGCTAAGGTTGTCGGAACTAACGGTGCACACGACTATGTTGGTGAATCTAGAATTGACGGAGACGCAATTTTCAAAGTAGGTGATTTAGAAAAGGCTAACGTAAAGTTAGATTTAGAAGCTGCTGGTTATACTAATATTGCATTAGTTACTGCATTAGAAGATCACGTTCCTGGATTCTCAGGTGCTGGTGTATCTACTGGTAAAGCAGATTACGAGCCAATGACAAGAGAAGATGGTGAAAGAACTGCTGACAAAGTAATGGGTCTTTCTTTATTCTCTAAAAGTGTTGCTGCTGAAACTTTCCAAGTTGCTGCTGCAGTTACTAGAGAGCAAGTACAAGATTTAAAACAATTCGGTGTAGATGCTGTTGCTCAAGTAGAAGCAGTATTAACTAACGAATTAACTCAGTCTATTAACACTCACATTTTAGGTAAAATGAGAGCTATCGCTGAATCAGGAATTTCTGATTTTGTATTAGATTACTCTTTAGGTGGAAACACTTACGGTGATGTAAACAGAAGAATCCTTACTCACATTCTTGCTGCTGCGAACTTAATCGCAAACAGAGGACGTAGAGGTGCTGGTAACTTCGCTGTAGTTGATGCAAAAGTTGCTTCAGCTTTACAAGCAGTTGCTGGATTCGTACCAAACCCAATGGCTAACACATTTAACCAAGTTGCAGGTGCAATCTACCCAGTAGGTTCTGTTGCAGGTGTAAATGTTTACACTGACCCAAACATGCAGTTTGATGGTGAGACTAAAACTATCGGTAGTGTTACCGGTAAGGCGCACGAAGTATTAGTTGGTAGAAAAGGTGATGGTAACGGTGCTGGATTAGTATTCATGCCTTACTTAATGGCTGAATCAGTACAAACAATTGCTGAAGGAACTATGGCTCCTAAA